GCAAACCTCAAAAACGCGAAGGGGGTCGGTGACTCTAGGGTGGACGTGAATGGTGGGGGCTGTGGTGTGCATGGTGTTGCCTCGCTCTGTGGTGGAAGAGTGAGGCAAGTAAACAATCTGTTTGCTTTTCGGTCAACACATTTTGTTTGCCTTTAGATAAGTGACGGACCTTTTAGGGGGCGGATGGATGACCACCAGAAAATGCGTCCAAGAATCACAATTCTTTGCGCCAATATGTCGTCAAACTCGTAGTCCTCGTCAGCGTATTCGGAGGAATTGAAGCTCTTCATCCTGATCCCTGCTGGCAAGCGTTGCAAAAATTTGATGCGGAAATGCCCGTCATGGTCAATTGCGTAAATCTCTCCGTCGATTATCCGAGTCATGCCGGTATCGATACCAACAGTAGCGCCAGAAAGGATCAGTGGATGGTTGCTATCGCCATTGTTTGTTGCGAACACGGCGTTCGACGGATCCACACCGCAGGTTCGCATAGTTGCCCTGGAGAATCTGAGCTTCGGTCCAGAGACCTCTTGGACTTCGGTACGAGCAACCTTGCCTGGTCCCGATGAAAGCTCGACCTCCTTGTAAAGCCTCAATTCAACCTCATCGTTTTCAAGTGGAGTATCTGAATCCCAAGGGGCTAGAGGCTCCAGTACGTAGAGGGGGGGCTCATTAGCAGCTGCGCGCGTCGGGTTGCGTGCCGTGGTATCGGTGCGCATGGGCACGTCCTTACCTTCAAGCCAGTCACGCTCCACGACCAAGGTACGGGCGACTTCTCCAGCCATGTAGGCTGGCACGCCCCTAGACTTCCAGTTCGTGATGTTTTGCTCATTGTCTAGGTCCAGCACGCGCGCAAATTCCGCGCCTGTCAGCCCGGAATCTGCCAGTGCTTGCCGGAAGCGTTGCCCTTTGAGGAATAGCGGTTGTTTGCTCATAAACAGAATGTTACAGCGCTTGCATCAAAATGATAACAAACGTATTGTTTGCATATTCCTTTCATTTTGTTTGAAGTGGGTAGCCTCATGAGTACGCCTGATCAGATCTTTGATTTGATACTGCGGGTAGCGGAAGAAGCCGGTAAGAGCCCATCGCAGCTCGCACGCGAATGCGAGATTAGCCCGCAGCGGTTGTTTAACTGGCGGCATAGAGGCGTGCCAGTGGCTCAGGTTCGACCGCTCGCCAAAGCACTTTCTGGCGCTATTTTGCCGCATGAACTGCGACCTGATTTACCTGAGATATTTCCTGCACCTGAAAGCATTGATCTCGTTAAAGCTGCATAGAAAAAAGGCGACCCAAAGGTCGCCCAGTTTCCCCCAGCACGCGCCACCACAGCGGAGCCGGGCCGCGATGAAGGTTGACGGGCACACCACATGCAATCCGTCGGTCTTCATCGCGTTTTCAGGGCACGGATGCCTTGAGTTGCTGCCTCTTCCACCACAGAGCGGGCAGCTGTTGCGCCAGAGGTAAACGACGGATCGTTTGCCTCGGCACGGTGCCGGTATGACCGGCGTGTGGACCCTTTCAAGCCACGCGGCAAATGTATCACCACTACATGCTGCGCGGCACTGGCAACTTACAAGGATTAATGCCATGAGCCGAATTGCTCTGAGTTGTGTTGAACGGGCGAAGCGGGAGATCCTGCCGCTCGACCTGGCGCTTTACCATGCTGCAAGGGACTATCCTGGCGGCGCTGCTGCAATTGCCGTCACCACCGGCAGAAACCCCACCACCCTGCAACACAAGCTGTCACCGACTCACCCGAGCCACACAGTCAACATTCAGGAGTTCGGAGAGATCCTGGAGCTGACCAAGGACCGCCGAATTCTGGACGCGGTGCATGCCTTGGTCGGTGATACGAGTTGGCAGGAGTTGGCAGAGGCTTACACCAACGACATGCCGGAGACGTTGACCACGGGCATTGCGGAATACTTTCATCAGGTCGCGAACCTTGCCGAGACGTGGGCAAAGAGCATTGGCGACGGTGTTGTGAGCGATCAGGAACTGGCTGAGATACGTCTGCAGGTGTTCCGCAGCATTCAGGGCTTGCTCGGGTTGTTCAACCGCGCCTCCTACGTCAATCAGACGACGCGGGGTACTGATCATGGCTGACATCGTGGATTTCGCTAATGACCTGATGCAAGAGCGCATAGATCAAGCTATCGCCGCTCGACTTGCAGCCAAACCTGTACTCAATCTTCACTCGTTTCTTTTTTGCGAAACCTGTGAGGAGGCTATTCCCGATGCACGGCGTATTGCCTTGCCTGGCTGCACGCAATGCCTGACTTGCCAATCCCTGCTGGAACTGCGTGAGGCCCGCCATGCTCGATGAGGTGCTTGGGCAATTCGCTGACTATGGCCTTGAGCCTGCTCAACCGCTGGTGTTCGGCAAGTTGACCCGTTGCAAGACATCCCAGGACAAGGGAAAGGAAAAGAACGGTTGGTATGTCATTCACGAGCATCGGACCGAAAAGAACGAGTCGCTGATCTTCGGTAGTTTTGGCGACTGGCGTTCGGGCGAGACGCAGAAGATCAAGGTGAAAGCGGGTCGAATGTCGCCCGAAGAGCGTGAGGTCATGCGCGCTCGTCAGGAGGACGCGAAGCGCCGCGCAGCTGAGATCGCTGCCAATGCTGCCCGTCGTGCGGCCAGTCGGGCGGCTGGCATGTTCAAACGCATGCCTGATAAAGGCAAAAGCGCCTATCTGGATCGCAAGCAGATCGTAGGATTTCGTGTTCGTTACGCGCCACGTTCAGGTGCTGTGCTGGTCCCGATGAGTAACGCCCGTGATCAGATAGTCGGGCTGCAAGTCATTTACCCGGAAAAGCAACAGGATACCGGGCGTGACAAGTCCTACTGGCCCTACGGCATGTCAAAGGAGGGCGCGTTTCATTTGATCGGCCCCGAGCCTGAGCCGGGTGAGCCGTTACTGATCTGTGAGGGATACGCCACCGGCGCTAGCCTGCACATGGCGACTTCATACGGAGTCGCCATTGCTTTTGATGCAGGCAACCTGCTCGCGGTCGCGAAGCTGATGCGTGACCGTCTCCCTGGTCGACCGATCATCATCTGCCGCGACGATGACTGGAAGACCAAACGCCCGAATGGACAGCCCTGGAACCCTGGAGAAGAAAAAGCCAACAACGCGGCTCTGATCGTTGGTGGTCAGGTGGTTGCGCCTATCTTCTCGGTTGAGCGTCATGACAAGTGGACTGACTTTAATGATCTGCATGTCGCAGAGGGCTTGGAGGCGGTCCGCCGTCAGGTGTTGGCGGTCGTCCGACCCCCAGCAGCAGGTGGTTGGAAAGATCAGTTGGCACGCAGTGAGAACGGCGCGCTCATTGCCCATATGCAGAACATCGAACTGATACTCGGCAACGACGAGCGCTGGGCCGGGGTCATCAGCTTCAGCGCATTCAGCTCCAAGATCGTCAAGTTGCGGGCCGCGCCGTACGGCGGTGGGACTGGCGACTGGGCTGATATCGATGATATGCGGGTCATGAAGTGGCTGGCACAGGTTTACAACCTCCGGGTAAAAGCTTCCAGCGTGATCGAGGCGGTGAGCATTGTTGCTCACGACCATGCGTTCCACCCAGTGCGTGAGTACCTCCAGAAGCTTGAGTGGGATCAGGTGCCGCGACTGGAACAATGGCTCATCGATGTCATGGGGGTAGAGCCCTCTGAGTACGTAAAGAAGGTCGGTAAACGGTGGATGATTTCGGCGGTCGCGAGGGTGATGCGGCCTGGTTGTAAGGCTGACTCGGTGTTGATTCTTGAAGGCGCACAGGGCGCTGGTAAATCAACCGCCATGAGCATCCTCGGGGGCGACTGGTTCATGGACACCCCCTTTGCGCTCGGCGATAAGGATGGCTTTCAGGCCATTCGTGGCAAGTGGATTGTCGAGCTGGGTGAGCTGGACAGCTTCAACAAGGCCGAGAGTACCAAGGCCAAGCAGTTCTTCTCTGCTTCGACAGACACCTACCGAGAAAGCTATGGCCGGAGAACAAACGACGTGCCACGCCAGTGTGTTTTCGTGGGTACGACCAACCAAGAAGAATACCTGAAGGACGCGACCGGCAACCGACGCTACTGGCCTGTTGCGTGTACGAAGGTCGAACTTGAGCAGCTGCGTGAAATGCGTGATCAGTTATGGGCTGAGGCGATGTTTTGCTTCCAGGCAGGCGAGATCTGGTGGGTCAATCGCGACGAGTCCTCCATGTTCGCCGAGGCACAGGACGAGCGCTTCGTGGTCGACGAGTGGGAAGGGCTGATTCTGAACTGGCTGGAAGAGTCGCAGATCGGTGAAACCACTAGCGGTAACGAGCTGTTGGGCACAGCGCTGAAGCTTGATGCTGGGCACTGGGGCAAGCCAGAGCAGATGCGCGTTGGCGCAATCATGCACCGCCTGGGGTGGAAGCGGGCGCGTTCATCGGTGCTCTCGAAGAGCGGTTTGCGACAGTGGGTATACAAAAAGCCCGCGAACTGGGGCCGGGCGTCAGATCTGGTTGTCGAGAAGTTTGATGAGCCTTGTTTCGATGATTAAACGAATTGATGCGATGTTGAAACTCTGGGCTGAAGACCTGCATTCGCCTTCGCAGGGTGGAACCGCTTCGGGCGGGAACATGATCGCCATGCTGATGGAGTGCAAGGGGGAGCTGATACGCGGCACGCGGGGCAGCCGTGTGCTGCTGGATGAGTCTGCTGACATCGAGCTGATCGTCAACAAGCACCTGGCACCCGAGCTGGCGTTGGTCGTGCGTGAGCATTACTGCAACAGCGACAGTTTCCTGCATCAAAAAATCACCCACTGCGGTTGCAGTCGGCAGACCTACTATGACCGGCTGCATCAAGCACACCTGAGCATTCAACGGCTGCTATGGGGTAAGGCTGCTTGAGGGCTCTCGCCATTTCCCGCTTGTCCTACCTCGTCCCACTGCCTACCCACGCGGTGGGACGGGTTGTAGCCCCGCCTGCGTTGATCCGTCCCACTGTCCCACCTTTAACCAACATTCCCACATGTAGCGTAGCGGGCACCATCACGCGCTATGCGCGCGTCAGCGTGCGTTTAAATACTCTCTCTTTACACGGAGAAATAACAATAAAAGTAGGACAGTGGGACAATGCTTTGTTTTCGGGGCATTCAAGCGTCCCACCTGTCTTAAGGCTAGTGGGACAGTGGGACATGCGCAAAAAAGCGAATGGCCGATTGAGGGTATTCGTCTACATTGCCGGGGCGTTGGTGCTGTGTTGCCTACATATTCGTCGGTGGCATTAATACTGGCTTGCTGCCACCGGAATCCACCTGTAAAAAGTAGTCATCTTCGATAGGTGCGACCGCATAGCGACTCACGCACTACACCACCAAACCCGGCCCTTGCGCCGGGTTTTTTGTTTTTAGCTCACCCCGAAGGGTGGTAACCGGATGCGCACCATGCCCGAAAAGAACCCCGACTTATGGGCGCACGTCTGGATGGCCCTCTCCAATCCACTATGGCAGGGCGCGATCATGGCAATCATCGTCTCTCTACTGCGCATCCTCTACGACGCAAAAGAAACCAGTAAGCGTCGGATTTTCTTTGAAGCGCTGATCTGCGGTGCGTTGAGCCTGGTTGCTTCCAGCCTGATTGAATGGATGACCTGGCCGCCCAGCCTCTCAGTGGCTGCCGGAGGAACGATTGGTTTTCTCGGCGTCACGGCCATTCGCGAGTTGGTCACCCGATTCATTGGCCGCAAGGTGGACATCACGTGAAGGCCATCGCTGCTGCAATCATCATCACGCTGGTGGGCTTGTTGCTCGTTGGCATCCAGCAGACCCAGATCGTCGCATTGCGCGGCGCGGTGGAAGTTGAGTCCATAGCCAAGAAGAAAGCGCTCGACGCCAATCTCGAAAGCGAAGCCACCATCACCACGCTGCGCGCCGAAGCCCAGCGCAACGCTGCGTATCAGAAAGACTTGAACCAGCGAATTAAGGCCAGCGAAGACAAAGCCAAAAAGGCGAGGAAAGACTTTGAAAAGCTCAAGACAGATAGCAAGCCTGTTCGTGACTGGGCTGCTCAGCCTCTGCCTGACGGCCTGCGCGGCAAGGCCGGTGTTGGTAACAAAGACGTCAGCGGTACGAATCGAACCCCCTGAGCTGATCCCCTGCGAACGCATCAACTCTGATGAGGCCGATCTGCGGCTGAACGGTGATGTGTGGGAGCTGAAAGATCAGGCCATCAAACTGCTGGATACGTGCGCTGACCAAGTTGACGCACAGATCCAGCGCAGCCAGAGCAAGTAGACAACTTCAATTCATTCACCTGCCATAGTTGGCGAACACCGAGGCGACAATCATGGGATCTAAAACCAACTCATCGAAAGCTGTATCCGCACTTGGCTACCTGGGTTTGGCTGCCATTGTGGCCGCCGGCTTCCTGTTCTATTCGCTGGCCTGAAGCCTCACTACATCTAACCGGTGAAGCTACTTATGGATCGCAATCAGATTAGAGTTGCGCAGCAGTTGTTCTACGAGCGCGACAACCTTCAGGTTCTCCTTGATGCCGTGGTGTCAGGTAAAGAGCTGGCCGTCTCGATACGCGGGACTTGGCAGGATGCAGAGGTAGCGGCGCAAGTGCAGCGTCCGTTGCGGGACTACTACCAGCAAAAGGTCAACGCCATAAACGCGCAGCTCAAGCAGCTTGGCTGGAGTGGCAAGTAGCGCGCCACAAAATCAGACACTGCCATTTCGTGGCGCGAACGACAGAGGAAAGATCATGGATAACCAGCACAAGCAAATCACCGGATACCGCGACCTTAGCCAGTCGGAGATCGACGGCATGAACTCGATCAAGGCCTTGGAGGCTGATACTGGCGAACTGTTCAAGCAGATCAGCCAGATTGAAGGCGTTGACCCTCGCGTCTTGGCGCTGGCCAAGACCAATCTACAGCAAGGCTTCATGTGGTTTGTGCGATCCATCGCCAAGCCTGCTGACCCGTTCAGTTGAAGAAGTCTTGGCTCGTCCATGCGCCTGGCTACCCACCTTTCCCAATGATCCCCATGGGTTCAGCACTCACTCATGCCGAGGCACTGGCATGCGCCCGGGTGATCTGGCCGACCGCAACCGTAGAGTGAGTAGATATGAAGAGTTCCACCCAAAGCAATCTCAGCTACCTGCTGTCGTCCCGGCCACTGGTCGTGAAGCGCAGCGGCCAGCATGTGTGCCTGCATGACGCTTTCAGTGGCGAGGTGCTGGGTGGGCAGAGCAGCGTCAAGCTCATCCAGAATCCTGGCGAAGCAACCCGTCTGGTCGTTGAGTTCGTCTGCGATGGCACCCATGTGCGCATGGATGGTGAGTGATGGCATGTAGTGGATGCGCAGCCCGGCGCGAGTGGATCAAGAAGTGGAGCAAGGTGGCATATGAACGAGCACAGCAACTCCTTGCTAAGCCAGATCCTGGCCGAGCAGATGAAGCAGACCGAGCTGCTCCGGCTGATGACCGAGCAGCAGACGCTGCTGATCGAAGCGCTGAGTGAAGACGATCCGCAAGACCCCGATATCCAGCCTCTCACTTACCTGGACGGCACACCATGCCGCTAAGGCCGCAGAAGCCATGCAATGCCCAAGGCTGCAACACACTGACCCGCAACCCTCGGTACTGTGAAGCCCATAAGGATGTAGGCAAGCAGTTCGAAGTGAAGCAGCGTGAGAAGCAACGCGAGACCAGTACACAGCGCGGCTACAGCTACAAGTGGCAGCAGGCTCGCAAGTCGTATCTTGCGAAGCATCCGCTGTGTGCTGAGTGCGAACGCCAAGGTTTGGTGGTTGTTGCTACCGATCTCGATCACATCGTGCCTCACGGCGGCGATAAGGATGCGTTCTGGGTTCGATCTAACTGGCAAGGCCTGTGTCACCCCTGTCATAGCAGGAAGACGGCGGCAGAGGATGGTGGGTGGGGCAATGCAACCAAGCCCAAAGGTAGACCTGCCGCGCAAGGTCTTGAATGATAACAATTATCATCTTTATAGAATTTATGCTCTAAATCGGTGCGCGCACTATTTTGGTGCTTATGGCTGGGAGGGGGCGGGTAAAAACTTCACCGGTTCCCGTTTATAGACCGCGCCCTCAGTCGTTTTTTTACACCCGCGAAATTAAAAATTCTGGAGTTGCGCGATGGGAGGTACCGCCACGGTCGCCGGCCGTGGTCGCAAACCCAAGCCGACCGCCAAGAAAGCACTAGCCGGAAATCCCGGCAAACGCGCGCTGAATAAGGCCGAGCCGGCTTTTTCGAAGATCACAAATGTTGATCCGCCTGAATGGCTCAGTGACCGCGCTTCGCAGATGTGGAAGATGATTGTTCCCGAGCTTCTGCGCGAAAACGTGGTTGCGATAACTGATTTACACAACGTCGAAGCTTTCTGCGTGGCATACGACAACTGGCGAATGGCGCAGGAGTCAGTCCAGGCCCACGGCATCGTGGTTACTGGTGCCACCGGTGGACCGATGAAAAACCCGGCACTGACCGCCTCGAACGAAACGATGCGGCAAATGGTGACGTTCGGTTCGATGCTGGGCCTGGACCCGGCCAGCAGGACACGCCTTATCGGCGGCAACAAGGAAAAAGAAACCAACGAATTCGCCCAACTACTGAGATCTTAAATGGCCAAGTCCGCCCACACCAACGTCGATAAGGCGATGGTTTGGGGACGGTCTCTGCTGCGCGGGAAGGTGCCAGCCTGCCGTTACATCCATCAGGCCGTGCAACGTCACTTCGACGATCTGGCTGCCAGCCGCAAGCGCGGGTTCAGATTCAAGTTCGATCCGGCGAAGGCTGAGAAAAAGCTCAAACTGATTCAGCTGTTGCCGCATACCAAGGGTGAATGGGCGTTCAAACGCCAGTTGATCACGCTTGAGGGATGGCAGCTCTTCGGCCTGGCCGTTACGTTTGGCTGGGTCAAGAAGAAGGGCGGTCACCGCAGGTTCCGCGAAAGCTACTGGGAGGTGCCGCGCAAGAACGGCAAGTCTGTTGTGGCCGGTGGTGTAGGCATAGGCATGTTCGTTGCCGACGACGAGTTCGGTGCCGAGGTCTATTCAGGCGCGACAACCGAAAAGCAGGCATGGGAGGTCTTCAGACCCGCAAAGCTGATGGTGACGAAATCGCCGATGCTGATCCAGGCTGCGGGCATCGAGGTCAACGCCTCGAACATGAACATCCCGTCCGATTTCAGCCGGTTCGAGCCGTTGATAGGCAACCCTGGCGATGGTGCATCCCCCAGTTGCGCCATCGTCGATGAATACCACGAACACCCAACCTCAGCTCAGTACGACACGATGCTTACCGGTATGGGGGCCCGGCGTCAGCCGCTGATGTTCATCATCACCACAGCCGGCGCTGACATCGAAGGGCCTTGTTACGACAAGCGCCGCCAGGTCATCGAGATGCTGGCTGGCACGGTTCCAGACGACGAGCTGTTCGGCTGGATCTGGACGCTTGATGAGGGGGACGACTGGACAGACCCAAAGATGCTGGCCAAGGCCAACCCGAACCACGGGGTATCCGTGTTTCAGGAGTATCTGGAGAGCCAGCAGGCCCGAGCGATTCGGTCTGCGCGTTTCACCAACACGTTTAAGACCAAGCATCTAAACCTTTGGGTGAGCGCCAAGTCCGGCTTTTTCAACATGGAGGACTGGAAGTCCTGCGAGGACACCTCGCTTACGCTCGATCAATTCGAGGGCCAGGAGTGGATAGCTGGTTTCGACCTTGCGCGAAAGCTGGACATGAACTCAAGGGCTCGCCTGTTTTGGCGGGTGATCGATGGAAAGACTCACTATTACAGCGTGGCTCCGAAGTTCTGGGTGCCATACGACACAGCATTCGACAGCGACAACAAGCGCATGTCCGAGCGCTTCCAGGCCTGGCTGAACTCGAAACACCTTGAGGTTACCGATGGTGCCGAGATCGATTACCGCGAAATCCTTGAAGACACCAAAGAGGCGAATCACCACGCACCATTGCGTGAATCGCCGATTGACCCACACGGTGCCACTGGGTTGAGCCATGACCTCGATGACGAGGGTTTCAATCCGATCACCACCACCCAGAACTACACCAACATGTCCGACCCCATGAAGGAACTGGAAGCGGCTATCACCGCTGGACGGTTCCACCATGACGGCAATCCCATCATGACCTGGTGTATCGGCAACGTGATCGGCAAAAACATGCCCGGTAACGACGACGTAGTACGGCCCATTAAACAGGGCGATGACAACAAGATCGATGGCGCTGTTGCACTGATCATGTCGGTCGGGCGGGCGATGATGCAAGTCGTTGCCGGCGATGGCGGCGTGAACCGATTCATGGATTCAATCCGGGACCCAATATTCGAATGAACACAGCATCAATCATTTATCTGCTGACTGCAGTGTTGGGCTTTGCCCTTGCAGTGGCAGGCGTTTACGTGCTGCTTGGGGTGGGTTGGGGGCTTCTTGCCGCCGCTTCGTCGTGCTTCGTCGCGGCAGCTTTCATTCGAAGGGGGCTGACCGTTGGCTAAGTCTTTTAAATCCGTCTTGAACGGCGCAATCAACGCGCCTCGGTCATCGATAATTGATTGGGTGGGCAGGTCTCTATCCGGCAGCGCTTCCGGAATTTGGGCACAAACCGTGGGCAGCACATCCGCCAACGGCAAAACCGTGACGATCAATAAAGCCATGCGCTTGGCCGCTTGCTGGTCTTGCGTGCGCCTCATCTCCGAAACGATAGCAACTCTGCCGCTTGGCTTATACCGGCGCATGCCTGATGGCGGACGTGAGGTGGCCGGTGACAATGACCTGCACTGGATTCTCAACACCAACCCGAACAGCCGCATGACTGCTGTGCAGTTTTGGGAGGCCGTAGTAGCTTCGATGCTGCTGAGGGGTAACGCTTTCGTCGAGATCATCCGTATAAGCGGCCGGATCGTAGCGCTTGAATTCCTGCTACCCAATCGAATGGATTTGGATGTCGCGGACAACGGCGAGATTCTTTACCGGTACCGGGAAAAAAACGGGCAGCTCCGCGATATTGCTGGCAGCAACATGATGCATATCCCTGCGTTCTCTCTGGATGGGCAAATCGGGCTCTCACCCATCGCCTACGGCGCAGACGTATTCGGCGCGGCAATGTCGGCCGAGGACGTTGCGAGCTCCACGTTCAAAAACGGCATGCACCAAACCGTGGCCTTTGAAGTTGATGCAACGCTGAACAAGCAACAGCGCGACGATTTTCGCGACTATGTCCATCGCATCAGTGGGGCGATGAATGCCGGCAAATCACCGGTGCTGGAAAAAGGTGTATCCGCCAAGGTGATTGGCATCAATCCAGTGGACGCTCAGCTGCTGGAATCCCGAGAGTACAGCGCCGAGGAGATCTGTCGCTTTTACATGGTGGACCCGACGCTGGTCGGTTACAGCGATAAGGCATCGAATTGGGGTACCGGCCTTGAGCAGAAGCTGCTTCGATTCCTGACCTTCACGCTGCGCAGCTACATGCGCCGCATCGAGGAAGGGATCAGTCGCAGTTTGCTGGCGCCTGCGCAGCGCCGCCAGATTTACCCCGAGTTTTCCATCGAAGGCTTGATGCGGGCCGATAGCGCCGCACGAGCAGCGCTGTATTCGGGCATGGTGCAGAACGGCATTTATACGCGCGACGAATGCCGCATGAAGGAGAACCTGCCCAAAATGGGCGGAAATGCCGGTGTGCTAACTGTGCAAACCAACCTTTCGCCGATCGACAAACTGGGTCAGGGCGATGACGGGCAAGCCGCAAGGGCAGCTCTACAGAACTGGCTGGATCAGCCGGCAAACTCGAAGGAATAAATCATGCAACCAAAATCCAAGGCTGGCAGTTTTAACTGCGAGCTGAGCCCGCGCGCGCTCGACAGATGGAATCCCGCCATCAAAGCGGCCGTGGAGTCCACCAGCGACACCATCACCATCTATGGCGTCATTGGCCAGGACTGGTATGGGGAAGGCGTTACCGTCTCGCGTATCGACGCGGCCCTTCGCTCAATCGGCGATAAGCCAGTCACCGTCTATATCAATTCACCAGGTGGCGATATGTTCGAGGGCCTGGCCATCTACAACCGGCTCCGCGAGCACAGCCAGCCGATCACAACCAAGGTCCTGGGCTTGGCTGCCTCGGCTGCTTCGGTGATTTACATGGCCGGCGTAAAGCGCGAAGTGGCTAGCAGCGGGTTTCTCAAGATCCACAACTGCTGGACGCTGGCCGTCGGCAACCGCCATGACTTGCGCGATGTAGCGAACACGATGGAAGAGTTCGACGCTGCGATGGCAGACCTTTACGCGGAAGGCAGCGGCCAGGCCGTTGCTGAGATTGCCGAGATGATGGATGACGAGACGTTCATACGCGGCCGACGAGCAGTTGAGCTTGGCTTTGCAACGGCCGTTCTGTCATCTGACGAAATCACCGAGCGTGAAGACGAGCAGGCCCAGCAGAGTAACGCGCTGAAAGCTATGGATATCGCTTTGGCAAAAGCTGGGATGGCCCGCAGCGAACGCCGCGAACTCTTCGCCAATTTCAAGTCCAGCACGCCGCGCGCTGCTGGCGGGGGTACGCAATACGCTGCCTCGTCCGATAAGCCCCGCGCTGTCGAGCTGGACCTGTCACCCCTGCCGAAACTCAACTTTTCTTTTCCCGTATGAGGCTTCACACAATGATGAAATTACGTCTGTCCCCGGCATTTTTGATGGCTGTGTTGTCCATCGCTGCCATGATCCCGCTGACCTTCGGTGCCACACCCGAAGCAGTTATGGGTTCGCTTTTGCTGGTGGGTATTTCCACTGCGCTCGTAAAACGTGGAACCTCTCAGTATCGCGGCTGGAATGCTCAGATGGGGAAAATCGGTGAGGATGACATCGAGACCCAGTACAAGCAGACCCAGGCCAACCTCAAGGACATCGGTGATCAGCTCAAGGCACATGCCGAGCAGGCGCAGAAGAACGTTGATCGCCACGAGGGCCTGAGCAAAGAAACATCGGCCAAGGTTGACGAGTTGCTGATGAAACAGGGCGAACTGCAGGCCCGCGTGCTGGAAGCCGAGCAAAAGCTTGTCAATGCCAATCGTGACACACAGCGCAACGAGACCCCGAAGTCCGCTGGCGAGTTGGTCGTTACCAGCGAACACATGGAAGGCGTCAATTCGTCGTTCCGTGGCTCTCGTCGCGTTTCCGTACCTCGCGCCGCGATGACCACCACATCTGCTGGTGGCCTGGCCGCCACGGAGCGCCTGGACATTGTTGCGCTTCCGGGTATGCGTCGGGCGACCATTCGCGATCTGGTTGCGCCCGGCCAGACTGAGGCAGGTTCGCTTGAGTACGTCCGCGAAACAGGATTCACAAACAATGCCGCGATCGTGGCGGAGGGCTCTGCAAAGCCGTATTCCGAAATCACGACCGCCTTGGTCACGGCGTCGGTTCGTACCATCGCCCACCTGTTCAAAGCGTCGCGCCAAATTTTGGATGACGCAAAGGCTCTGCAGAGCTACATCGATGCGCGCGCTCGCTACGGCTTGCTGCTAACTGAAGAGTCCCAGTTGCTGTACGGCAGCGGTGCCGGTGCAAATCTGCAAGGTCTCGTTCCGGTAGCAAATCAATACACGTCTCCGGCTGGCTGGACCGTAACCGGTGAACAGCGCATCGACCGGCTTCGCCTGGCCCTTCTGCAAGCCGAGCTGGCAGAGTTTCCTTCGGATGGCATCGTGCTCAACCCAACTGACTGGGCGCTGATCGAGCTGATCAAAGACAGCCAAGGTCGTTATCTGATCGGTCAACCGCAGGAAGGCACTGCAGCTCGCCTCTGGAACCGCCCGGTAGTGTCAACCCAAGCCATGAAGCAGAACGACTTCCTGGTGGGCGCCTTCAAATTGGGTGCGCAGATCTTCGACCGGATGGAAGTCGAAGTTCTGATTTCCACCGAGAACGACAAGGACTTCGAGAACAACATGGTCACGCTTCGCGCTGAAGAACGCCTGGCGTTTGCCATCTACCGTACCGAAGCCTTCGTCACTGGCAAGCTCACGGCGGCGGCCGCTGCGGCTTAAGCTGCCCAACCCCTAAAGTGGCCGGCATCGCCGGCCCACCGAGGTGAGACATGTCAGATTTATTAATAAAGCCGCTGCGTGCATACGAAGATCGGGGCACCATCCGGGACACCGACAACGAGCCTTATGCGGCGCCTGTATGGCTGGCCAAAGAGTTGGAGCAGCTCAAGCTTTGCAAGATTGTAGGCGAGGCTGGAGACGCTCTGAACTCGAACTTCAGTGAGCGCGCCGCACTTACGATTGCGAAGAAAGGGCAGCGTTGGATCATTGTCGACGCTGAAGGCGTTCAGGTCGGTGACTTCATCGGCAGGAAGGAAGAGGCCGAAAGCGAATTGGCCAAACTTTCGGCCTTGACCACCCCGGATCCCGCCGTGAATCCTGAACCTGATGCTGCTATCGAAGGACCGCCTGTTCAGGGCGAGAATTCGATTCCGGGAGCCGGGCAGCATCAACCACCTCAGGAGTGATGTATGCCCGTTATCAGTATAGAAACGGCCATGCATCACCTGCACGCGGAATCCGAAGACCAGCCGCTCGTGGAGGAATTTCTGGGCGCGGCCGAGGAGGCCGCTATGCAGTTTTTGCAGCGCCGGTTCTACGCCGATCAGGCTCATCTCGATAAGGTGAAGGCTGATATCATTCAGCGCACTCAAGCCGCGAGAGCTTCGTACCGTGCCGCTTCGGAGTTGGCCGACGACCCAGAAAACTCTGACATTAGTTGCCGTCTTCGCGATCGCGCTCGCCAGTCATTGTCTGAAAGCCTTGAGCAGATAGATATGGACGACTTCGGCATCGTGATCAACAAGGCCATACAGGCAGCATGCCTGCTCAAGCTGGGCAGCCTCTTCGCCAACCGCGAGGAAGTGGTAATCGGCACGACTGCCATAGAGCTGCCACTGGCGTCCAAGTCGCTGCTTATGCCATACCGTATCAGGATGGGCGTGTAATGCGCGCTGGTCGGCTGCGGCACCGCATTACGTTCCAGGCGCTGGGGCGAAGGCAGGACCCTCAAACCGGTGAAGAGCTGGAAAGCTGGGAAACGGTTTGGGAAAAGGTGCCCGCTGCCGTCGAGCCGCTCAGCTCCAGGGATTTGATAGCGGCGCAGGCGGGCCAGTCAGAGGCCACCGGCCGGATGGTGATTCGCTACCGGGCCGGCGTACTGCCCACAATGCGAATTCTCTACCGCGGCGAGATCTACGACATCAAAGGGCCGGCGCTGCCCGACCCGGATTCAGGTCTCGACTATCTCACCATGCTGGTGGCTAAGGGGGTCAGCGGTGGCTGATTCTGTGGAATTCAAGCTGGAAGGTATCGACTCGCTCATTGGAAAGCTCGAATCAGTCTCGCAGGACATGAAGCGTAAAGGTGGTCGGTCGGCACTACGTAAGGCTGCCCAGTTGGTTGCGGATAAGGCCAAGGAAGGTGCCCAGCGGCTAGATGACCCAGAAACCGGTCGCTCTATAGCGAAAAACATTGCGCTTCGGTGGAATGGCAAGCTTTACAAATCCTCTGGCGACTTGGGATTTCGTGTGGGGGTTCTCCACGGCGCGGTTCTCAAGAAGGGTGCGTCCAAGGCAGCTAACTCACCTACGCCTCACTGGCGGCTTTTTGAGTTTGGGACAGAAAACATGCGCGCTAGCCCGTTCATGCGCAAGGCTCTGGCCGATAACATCAAAGACGCTACCGACACTTTTATCAGTGAGTACGAAAAGGCCATTGATCGTGCCATCAAGCGCGCGGCCAAGGCCGCAGGAGCAACCTGATGCCAGCTGCACCAATATTTTCCGTGTGTGCTGCCGACCCGGGCGTGACCGCTCTGCTCGGTAGTGAGCCGACAAGACTCTATCCATTCGGTGAGGCACCGGAAGGCGTGGCGAAGCCGTATGCAGTCTGGCAGGTCATCACCGGCAGCCCAGAAAACTACCTCGCAGGCCGTCCAGATGTCGATGGGTTCACGTTGCAGGTTGATGTCTATGCCACCACAGGTGCGCAGGCAAGGGCGGTGACCGACGCAATCAGTCACGCCATTGAGCTTAAAGCGTACGTGGTCCGCTGGGGCGGAGAGAGCATAGACACTGAAACGAAGTTGTACCGGTCGAGCTTCGATATCGACTGGCTTGTACTCAGATAGCACAACCCTTTTAACAGCCCGCCATGTGCGGGTTTTTTTATGCCCGACATTTGGAGAACACAATGGCGATTTTGACTCAAGGCACCCAGATGTATGCGTTGGTGCCGACAACCGCAGACCCTACAAAGCTCGAGGTTATCGAGGTTGAATGTCTTACCGCCTTCAACCCCGGCGGCAATCCAGCAGATCAAATTGAAATTACATGTCTGAGTGACAAGGTAAGACGGTACCTGCGCGGCTTGCGCACGCCTGGGCAGGCTTCGTTCTCAGTAGACGCGGATCCGAAAAACGCCTCGCACATCCGGCTTTATCAGCTTTCTGAGGATGACTCGGTTGAAAATACGTCGTGGGTCGTTGGCTGGGCTGACGGCTTCAATATCAAGCCTACGTTAAACGAAGATGGCGATGATTTCGAGCTACCGCCGACACGATCATGGTTTGTGTACGACGGTTATGTCTCTGACTTTCCATTCGACTTCGCAGGTAACACTGTAGTGAAGACGGCTGGCACCATTCAGCGTTCCGGCGGTTCCGCCTGGATTCGCAAGTCGGCTAACGCATAAGGCATAGCGATGAAATTAAGTCTTGAAAGCTTGCGCGGCGTCGGTGCGTTTACCGGCCGCCCCGTTGAGAAAGAAATCAGATGGCAGCAGGGCGAAAAAGAAATCGTCGCCACGGTCTGCGTCAGGCCGCTTGGGTTTCAAACGGCGATCAACGATGCGCTATCCGCCGCTGGCAAGGTGCAGGTTCACGCGGGCCGAATTGCCGCAAGTATCTGCGACGAAGATGGGAAGCCCGTCTTCACGGTTGAAGATATCACCGGCGAAGCTGATCCAACGCGTGGCTCGCTCGACCCCAGCCTGACTTTCGCGTTGCTGACAGTCATCGGTCAGGTCAACAACATGGGAAAGACGACGCCCTCTCCGACGACGAAGAGTTCTGGCACGAGCTCGTCCTCGCCGGCATCGGCGGGCGCACGATCGCGGAAGCCAAGGAAACCCTCAGCCTGAACGAGTTCAGGTCATGGCTGAAGTATCGGGCGCTACGTGGCTCTCTGAACATCGGCATGCGCGTAGAACGTGGATCGGCGTTGCTCGCCATGATGTACGCCAACGTGAACTACAAGGATGGTCCGTACAAGATTTTCGACTTCATGCAGCATGAGGTCGAGCCGCCCATCAGTCTCGAGCAGGCTATGGAAAGCTGGGCATAGGCTTTGTCGGAATGTTTCCTGCTGATACCCTGTTCCTCACTGACCAAGAGGGATCACGTATGCGCAGGACAGCGATATTGCTTATTTCAGCTTTGGCTTTATTAGGTTGCGGGCAGCCCAAGCTTGATGGAAGCTCGGATGAAGCTCTCCAAAAGTCAATTACTAAAGTTTCAGACAGTCTGTCTGGAGAAAAAAAGGAGCAATTTAAAAGCGATGTGCAATTAGTTGCCTTAAGTCAGCTTGACCTCGGGCGCGTGCTTAAAGGCGAAACCAATGCTACGACAGCAAGAATGAATATGCTGTCCGTATTGGACGGGAAAACTGCTGATGAGGTAGCTGCGGAAGCAAGGCGTATAATTGAGGAACGAGAGGCTAGGGAGCGCACGCAGGCGATTGCAGAAATAAATGATCTGACAGAAAAAAGTAAAAAGTCGGAAGCTGCGAAATCGCAGATTGCAAAGTTTGCAGTTGTGAAATCTCGTTTTTACCTGCAAGAAGAAAAGTATTCGTATACGCCGAAACCTTACATAGAACTCACAGTTAGAAATGACACTGACAAGGCCGTTTCGCGTGCTTATTTCAAGGGTACGATTGCTTCGCCGGGCAGGTCGGTCCCATGGTACGTAGATGATTTTAACTACGAGATTAGCGGCGGCCTGGAGCCGGGCGAAACCGCTGATTGGATACTTGCTCCTAACATGTTCAGCGACTGGGCCAAGGTGAGAGCGACTGATGATGCTGTGTTTACAGTTGAAGTCACCCGACTTGACGGCGCAGATAAAAAAGCTATTTACGATGCCACAGGGTTGACTGAGCGCGAACAGAAAAGACTGCAAGAACTTAAAACCAAATATGCTGGGGGCTGACTCCATCATCTAAGAAACCCGCTCCGGCGGGTTTTTTTCGTCTGGAGATAACTGAATGAGCAAGTCGCTGGGCACGCTAACACTGGATTTGGTGGCCAGGATTGGATCGTTCACCGGGCCACTGGACCGGGCGAGCCAAGAGGCAAAGAAGCGCAACGCAGAAATCGCCAAGTCCTTTGAAAGCCTAGCCAAAGGTGTGGGGGTCGCCATTGCTGGAGTCCCTGCAGCTCTGACAGGGCTGGTCGCCTTCACGGCCGGCAGCGCTAAGGAAATTTCCAACCTTGCAGCGCTGGCTGGTCTCGGAACAACCGAGTTCCAGAAGTACGCGGCGGGCGCGAAGACCGTTGGCGTTGAACAGGACAAGCTCGCGGACATCTTCAAGGACACCAACGACAAGCTGGGTGATTTCTTCAATACCGGCGGCGGCGAGCTGAAAGACTTCTTTGAGGTCATCGCGCCGAAAGTAGGTGTGACGGCGGAAAGCTTCAAAAAATTAAACAGTGCAGAAGCACTTCAGTTGTATGTTTCTAGCCTAGAGAAGGCTAATGTATCTCAGGCCGAAATGACCTTCTACATGGAAGGGATCGCTGACGAAGCCAGCGCGCTTGTTCCATTGTTGCGCAACGGGGGCAAGGAGTTTAAACAACTCGGCGACGCTGCCGAGTCAGCGGGCGCTATTCTCAGCATTCAAACCATCGCCGTCTCGAAACAGTTTTCGGGTGAGCTCGTAGAACTTGTTCAGAACCTACAGGGCGCGAAAAACAAGATCGCCGAAGACTTTATGCCTGTGGTTCAGCAACTGACCAAAGATCTTAATGACACCGTAAAAGCGGGAGGCGGTGTCACGAAGGTAGTAGGGGAAATTGGCGAAACGCTTGTTACCGCTACTGCATTCATTGTTAATGCTGGTGATGGCGTTGTTCGAGTTTTTAAAATCGTATCTGATACCTTGGTTGGAATGTTCTCTACCGCTGTAGGGTACATTCAAACGCTGGACTCATCCGGACAGGCAGCTCTATCCCAGCTCAGCTTTGGTGATGCTTCCAAAGAATTCGCTGCAAATGCAAAGGCGATGGAAGAGGCAGCCAAGATCAGTTTCGGGGTCGCTGCACAAGCTGCAGCAGGGCTTAAGGAGTCTGTAGAAGCTCCGATGGCGGGAGATACGATCCAGAAATACGTTGCCGATGCGCGCGCCGCCGCCACCGAGTATCAGCGCTTGTTCGGCGGTACCGGCTTCAGCGATCAAAGTGGAAAGGGCAGTGGCGTCGATCCAAAAGCGCTGGAAGCGGCCAAGCAGGCTGCAAAGGACGCGGAGTCAGCAGCTAAAAAGTTGAGCGATACCGTAAAGGGATCAGAGACCGACCTGCAACGCCAAATCGCGCTGATCAACACCAGCACCGATGCCCAGAAAAACGCGACCGAAGTGGACAAAATCCGCTTTGAGGTCGCGTCGGGCAAGCTGGTCGGGATCAACGCTGTTCAGCAAAAGCGCCTGGAGGGTTTGGCGTCAGAGCTGGATGCTCTACAGAAACTCAAGATTGCAAACGAGGAAGAGGCCAAGGCCGTCAGCTTTCTCGCAACCCTCAAGGATGAAAACGCTTCCGTCGGTGCAGGCTTCGACATGGAGCTTGCTGGCGCCGGGATGGGGGACAAGGCGCGGGACCGCCTGAAACAGGACATGGCCATTCAGGAGGATTACACCCGCAAGGCTGCAGACCTCCAGGCTCAACGTAACTCCGGTGATATCAGCGCTGAACTGTATGCCAAAGAGACCGGCATGCTCTCCGAGGCGCTGGCCGAGCGCATGCTCAAGCAGCAGGACTATTACAATCAGGTCGATGAAGCCCAGTCCAGATGGATGGATGGCGTAAGTGATGCCTGGCAGAACTACGTGGACGCCGCTGAAAACTACTCGGCTATCGCAGCGGATTTCGTCTCTGGCAGCCTGGATGATTTGACCGGTGGTCTGGGCAACGTGTTCTCCGATGTGGTTACCGGCGTAAAGGATGCCGGTGATGCAATCGCGGACTTTGCAAGCAACATGGGCAAGTCAGTGATTAACGCGCTCTCCGACATGGCCGCTCAGTGGTTGATCTATCAGGGCATTCAGTTGCTTGTAGGGAAAAGCGCCCAGCCGGCTGCGGCGACCGGACTGATCGCCAACGCGCAGGCTGCGTCGGCTCAGGCTGCGCTCAACGCCTATGCATCGACTGCTGGTATTCCCCTAATCGGCCCCGGCCTAGCGCCTGCCGCTGCACTGGCTGCTGCCGCTGCAACAGCACCAATGGTCGCTTCTGTTTCCGCTTCCGCGCTGATGGGTATGGCCCACAACGGTATGGACAACATCCCGAAGGAAGGCACCTGGCTGCTCGATGGCGGTGAGCGCGTGCTCAACCCGAACCAAAACCGCGACCTGACGAAGTACCTGGCTGATAAGGCCGGGAGTGGTACTGGCGGTGCGCCGTCTTTCACCATCAACGCGCCAGTGAATGTCCAGGCTCAGCCCGGCATGACTAACGCGGACGCTGCCAAACAGGGTTCGGCGATATCGTCGGCACTTGAGGCTCAGCTCGGGCAGTTTCTGGACAGAGAGATGCGCCAAGGCGGACGTCTTTGGAGGCGCGCGTAATGGCTGAAACATTCGATTTCGATGTGCAGGTCGGCGCGTCTGGTGATGTGTCTCAACGCACCTGGGAGAACGACTTCGGGGACGGTTACTCCCAATCTGGTGGAGTGGGAATAAACAACCGAACTGAGGCTTGGGACGTAACAGTAACTGGAAGGTATGGCCCAGGTCAGAAGCTGCAACAGGTACGTGACTTTCTGGACCGTCATGAAGGGTACAAGTCGTTCATATGGACACCACCTGGTGGGGTTCAGGGCTTTTACAAGGCTAAGGGATACAAGCCAAATACTCTCGGTGGCGGCCTGCACTCTATCTCCGCCAACTTCAAGCAAACCTCCAAACCCTGACCCCGCCAAGTGCGGGGTTTTTCGTAGGTAACCACCATGATTTACAGCGCGGACATCCAGAAGCTGGAGCCCGGCAACCAGATTCGCCTGTACGAACTGGATGCGACGAGGCAGGGAGCCACGCTCTGGCGCTTCCACGGGCATGAGCATGAGGGCGACATCATCTGGCAGGGCCAGCTGTATTCGCCTATCCAGATCGAGGTCACCGGCTTGGACATCCGTGGTGATGGCCGCCCAGCCACACCCAAGCTCAGGCTGGCCAACATGCTGTCGGGTATTCCGCGAGCTGTTTCTGCTCTCTGCCTGCAGTTCAAGGACCTCGCTGGCGCGGACTTCAAGGTGATCGAAACCTTCAAGCACTTCCTGGATGCCGCGAACTTCGACGGGGGCAACCCAGATGCTGCAGATCAAAGCCGCACCAGCCTTTGGAGGATCGAGCAGAAGACCGAAGAGAACTTTTCGGCGGTCGGCTTCGAGCTTTCCAGCCCCATCGACATGGAAGGCCAGCAGCTGCCGTCCCAGCAGATCACCAAGCTGTGCCGCTGGGCCATGCGCGGCCAATACCGACAGGAGGCGTGTGCGTACACCGGCACCGCGTATTTCGACAAAAAGAACGAGCCCACCGACAACCCGGCGCTGGACCGCTGCGGCGGCTGGTGGAGCAGCTGCAAGTTGCGCGGCAATACCCGCCGGTTCGGCGGCTCAATGGGCGCGAGCCTGATCGCCAAGGGGTAACCATGCGAATCAATCAAAAGCTTCAGGACGCCATGCGGGCGCACGCTGAGCAATCTCACCCGGCCGAGGCCTGCGGGCTGCTGATTAAGACCGCCGCCGGCCGCGAATACGTGCCGTGCGGCAATGTGGCCACCAACCCGCTGCAGCACTTCCTGATCGACAAGCACGACGCTGCGGCGGCAGAGGACCGGGGCGAGGTGCTGGCGATCGTGCACAGCCACCCGGACCGCGCCGCCACGCCGAGCATGACCGATCTGGTCAGCTGCGAGCTGCACGAACTGCCCTGGGCGATTGTGGGCTGGCCCGGCGGTGTCCTTCAGCGGTTCAAGCCG